GAAAGGTATGTACTTTCTTATTCAAGATGATATGAAAGAACTTACTCAATCATATTATAAAGTATTAAAAGAAAATGAAAGATTAAAAAATGGATTTAGATAGACTAAGAGAAGAATTAAAGATAGATGAAGGATGTAAATACGAAGTATATTTAGATCATCTTGGATTACCTACATTTGGTATAGGGCATCTTATCAGACAAGATGATCCTGAATACATGATGGGAATAGGAACACCTATTGATGAGATAAGAGTCAATGAAGTATTTGAACAAGATATAAATGTTACAATAGGTGAATGTAAAAAACTATTTGATGATTGGGATAAACTACCTGAAGAAGTACAATTAATTATGGCTAACATGATGTTTAACATGGGTAGACCTAGATTATCTAAATTTAAAAAGATGATACAAGCTATTAGAGATGGTGATTGGATTGAAGCAGGAAATCAGATGCAGGACTCAAGATGGTACAAACAAGTGACAAACAGAGCAGACAGACTTATATCTCGAATGAAAGCAGTCGGCTTGAGTTAAAAAAACAAGAGTTTAGAAAAAGGCATATAGAAAACTTAAAAGAGTTTTTTAAACCTAGAAAGAGAAAGTTTATAAAATATGGCTAGAAAACTAACAGAAAGACAACAAAAATTTCTTGATGCGTTGTTTGCAGAAGCAAATGGTAGTATTAAAGATGCTAAAATTATTGCAGGATACTCACCTAATACAAATAACCATGAGATAATAAAGTCAATGAAAGAAGAGATATTAGAAGCCACACAAACCTATATGGCAAGTAATGCACCTCTTGCTGCAATGGCTATGGTTGGTGGTTTGTATGACCCTACAGAGTTAGGTATAAGAGATAAAATGACTGCAGCTAAAGAGTTATTAGATAGAGCAGGTCTTGTAAAAACTGAAAAGATGCAGGTTGAAAGCACAGGTGGTGTTATGTTACTGCCACCAAAGAATCAAAATTCAGATGAGTAGAAGTTTAGGCAAGTGGAAACTGCCACAGCCAACTGACATGAGAGAAGATTCAGAGTGGCTACAGATACCTAGAATAGCTAGAACTATACCATTTGGGTATAAACAGAATGAAGAAGACCCTGAGATATTAGACCCAATAGAATTAGAACTTGAAGCATTAGAGTTAGCAAGAAAACATATAAAACAATATTCATACAGAGAGGTTGCTAATTGGCTAACAACAAAAACAGGAAGACAAATATCACACGTAGGTTTACGAAAGAGATTAGCAAATGAGCAACAGCGTAAGAACAAAGCTAAAACTCTCAAAATCTGGGCTGAATACGCAACGAAGGCAATCGAGAAAACGAAAGCCATCGAAACCCAAAGAACAGGTGCAAGAACTTAAAAAAGAGATAAGTCCAAGTTTAGACGTTGTAGAAAGTTTACCTGAACAAGAACACAATGTAGCATTTAAACCAAACGAAGGACCTCAAACAGAGTTTCTAGCAGCAGGTGAAAGAGAAGTTTTATACGGAGGAAGTGCTGGTGGTGGCAAGTCGTTTGCCATGTTAGCAGACCCTCTAAGATACATGGGTCATTCACAGTTTAGTGGATTACTATTGCGACATACCACAGAAGAACTTAGAGAACTTATATTTAAATCTCAAGAGTTATATCCTAAAATATGGAAAGGTATAAAGTGGTATGAGAGAAAGATGCAATGGGTAGCACCATCAGGTGCAAGACTATGGATGTCATACCTTGATAGAGATGAAGACGTTATGCGTTATCAAGGTTTAGCATTTAGTTGGATAGGATTTGACGAATTAACACAGTGGTCAAGTCCGTTTGCTTGGAATTATATGCGTTCACGTTTACGTTCTACAGCATCTGACTTACCTATATTTATGAGAGCAACAACAAACCCCGGTGGAATAGGACATATGTGGGTTAAAAAAATGTTTATTGACCCTGCTCCTTACGGAAAGGCATTTGATGCAACAGATATTGAAACAGGAGAAACCCTTAAATACCCATCAGGACATCCTAAAGCTGGGAAGTCTTTATTCAAGAGGAGATTTATTCCTGCAAGATTATCTGATAATCCATACCTCGCAGAAAGTGGAGACTATGAAGCAATGCTACTTTCCCTTCCTGAACAACAAAGAAGACAACTCTTGGAAGGTGATTGGGATATTAAAGAGGGTGCAGCGTTTACTGAGTTTAACAGGGATATACATGTTGTTGAACCATTTTCTATCCCTAGTAATTGGGTTAAGTTTAGGGCTTGTGACTATGGTTATGGTAGTTACTCAGGTGTTCTTTGGTTTGCTGTCTCACCTGAAGAACAGCTTATTGTATATCGTGAACTCTATGTATCGAAAGTTCTTGCAACAGACCTAGCAGACATGGTATTGGATTTAGAGTCTGAAGACGGCAATATAAAGTATGGTGTACTAGACTCTAGTTTGTGGCATAAAAGAGGTGATACAGGTCCTTCACTTGCAGAACAAATGATTACACGAGGTTGTAGATGGAGACCTTCAGATAGAAGTAAAGGTTCTCGTGTTGCAGGTAAAAACGAAGTACATAGAAGATTACAGGTAGATGAGTTTACAGAAGAACCAAGACTTATATTTTTTAACACCTGTACAAATATAGTGGCACAATTACCCTCTATACCGTTGGATAAGAAAAATCCTGAAGACGTAGATACTAAAGCAGAAGACCACTTGTATGATGCACTAAGATATGGTATAATGACAAGACCTAGATTTAGTATATTTGACTATGACCCAATGGGCAGACCATCAAACACAATGCCTATGGCAGACTCAACATTTGGATATTAAGGAATAAATTATGGCAGAAGATGAACTAATGATGGAAGAAGATGCAATATCTCTTGAAGATGCAACTGATTCTGAACTTCAAGATACAGGTATTAGTAATCTTGTTGATTATGTAAAGGCACAATACAAAAGAGCAGAAGACTACAGAGACCAAGATGAAGATAGATGGATAAGAGCATATAGAAACTATCGTGGTTTATATGGTCCAGATGTACAGTTTACAGAACAAGAAAGGTCAAGAGTCTTTATAAAGATTACAAAGACAAAAACTCTTGCAGCATATGGTCAGATTGTAGATGTGCTGTTTGGTGGTAATAAGTTTCCTATCAGTATAGAACCTACAGAGTTACCTGAAGGTGTTGTTAGTGATGTAAACTTTGACCCAAAAGAACCTGAACAACTTCGTAACAGAGATGATATGGAGTCACCATATGGCTTTGCAGGAGATGGTCAAGATTTACCTGCAGGTGCGACAGCTAAAAGTTTACAGGAAAAGTTAGGACCTTTAAAAGATAAACTACAAGATATTGAAGGTTTAAAAGAAGGTGTTGGTAAAACTCCTACAGCTATAACATTTAGCCCTGCTATGGTTGCAGCTAAGTCTATGGAGAAAAAGATTACTGACCAACTAGAAGAATCAAATGCTTCTAAACATTTACGTAGCACAGCCTTTGAAATGGCACTTTTTGGTACAGGTGTTATGAAAGGACCTTTTGCTATCGATAAAGAATATCCAAATTGGGATGATGATGGTAATTATAATCCTGTCTTTAAAACAGTTCCACAAATAAACAATGTATCTATTTGGAACTTTTATCCTGACCCTGATGCAAAGAACATGGAAGAAGCTACATTCGTTGTAGAACGACATAAGATGTCACGTTCTGAACTTCGTAGTCTAAAAAAGAGACCATATTTTAGAGACAATGTTATTGAAGAAGCAATACAAGATGGTGAGAACTACGTTAGAAAAGATTGGGAAGATGATTTATCTGACTATGCACCTGAATATAAAGTTGAAAGATATGAAGTATTAGAATATTGGGGTGTATGTGATATAGAAATGCTAAACGAAGAAGGTATTGAAATACCAAGTGAGATGCAGGACTTTGATGAAATACAATGTAATGTATGGGTATGTAATGGTAAACTACTACGAGTTGTAATAAATCCATTTAAACCTGCTAAGATACCTTATATGGCATCACCATACGAACTTAATCCATACTCATTCTTTGGTGTAGGTCTTGCTGAAAACATGGATGATACACAGACTTTAATGAATGGTTTTATGAGAATGGCAGTCGATAATGCTGTATTGTCAGGTAACTTACTTATAGAGGTAGATGAAACAAACCTAGTTC